TAGCAAAACTGGTTGAAGAACGAATTAATGAAAATTTAAAACCTATTAAGGATAAACTTGATGGCGCTTATGCTGCCAGAGATGAGGCTTTAAAGAAAATTGCAGAATATGAACAAAAGGACAAAGAAGCGGAATTAAAAAGATTGCAAGAAGAGGGTAAGCATAAAGAAGCTTACGAAATGCAATTAGCTGAAGAAAAAGCAAAAAGAGAAGTTCTGGAAAAACGTAATATTGAGTTGACAAGAGACATAGATCTAAAAAGCATACTTAATAGTTATGAATTCAGAAGTTCCAATGCTTCGGAAATGGCTTACAGGGAGATGGTGGGCCAATTAGTACAAAATGAAAATGGTAATTGGGTACATCGCTCGGGTGTATCTGTTTCAGATTTTGTTAAAGCTTTTGTGGAAAATGATGACAATTCATTTCTTTTAAAAGTAAAATCATCTTCAGGAACAGGTAGCACAGGCATAGGTACAAATAAAAATATGGAAGGTCCCAAATCTATTTTTGATTTATCTCAGGATGAGGTATTAAAAAGGGCGAAAGCGGGAACACTCCGTCAATAAAAATTTTAAGGAAAAGAAAAGATGTCAGTCATATCAAGAACATACGGATCTGGTGATCAGTATTATTTACAAGAAGCACTTAGTGCATACTCCGATGAAGCTTATACAACAGCAAGAAAAATTTCAGGCACTGGTATTGTAGGCTCAAATCCTTTAATCGATACAGGAACTGAATCTTTCATCGGTCAAGTCCGTTGGATGAAACCCTTGAACCCAGTTATTAACGTTGCATCTATTGCTTCAGGCGCAGCTGACGGTTCTTTTACAACTTATACTTCTGAATACTTACGTTATATTAAAACAGTAAGAACTCATGGTGCTTCAAAAGTTAATTTGGAACAACTGGTAACTCAAGTTGATGGTCTTGCTAAAGTTGGTCGTGACTTAGGTGAAACTCGTAGCCAAGATGAGCACAATGCACTTATGGGTGTATTGAAAGGTATTGCTTTAACTGAAGTATTAATCGGTGCAGGTTATGGTAATAACGTAACCGGTAAAGGTGGTCAAACTTGGACTAATGATCCTTCGGATGCTGGTTATGGTTTTTATGTAGACTTAGGTAATATTTCTCCAGTAAACAAAGCAGGTTTTGCTGCTGATGGCACTACCGCAAACTATGCTTACATGGGTGCCGTACGAGCTGAAAACTTCTTAAATGCAATCGGTAAAGCATTTAAAGATTATGAGCCTGAATATGCTTACCTAGTAACTTCTCCTGAAGTATATGCTTCTTTTCGTTCAGCCAATTTGGTTGATGAGATTGGGGTGGTTGACGGTAACATTACATTCAACACAATCTTTAATGGTAAATTCCGTATCATTCAAACCCGTGCAACTCAAGGGTTAACTTCTACCGATATTACATTGTTAAACACAATGACTAATGCGGCAGCAAATACAAATGCATTGACAATTAAAGGTACTAAAACAAGCTTTATTGTATTGCCAGGTTCTATTGCCTTACAACATTTGGCTGTGCCTGATCAAGTTGAAATTTATAGAAATGCAAACACTTATAAAGGTGGTGGTTCTACAAACATCTGGTATCGTTGGGGTTATGTACTTGCGCCTGTTGGCTATGATTGGAATGGCGATCAAAACAAATTCCCAGCTGATGATGAGTATGCAGCAATTTTACAAGGTACTACTCCAAAACCATTGAGCGGTACTTCTTTGGGTGGAGCGACCGTAACTGCTTTAGTTGCAACTGACTTCACAACAAATAATGTGATTAGCGGCGCCAGCAGATTGCAAGGCACTTGGACTCGTAAAGCACTTACCACTTTATCTTTAGGCATTTTACCAATCTTCCATTCTTAAGGAATTGTTATGGCTCTCGTGAAAGGTACAAACTCTTATGCAACTCTTGCGGAAGCCGAACTATATTTTCTGGACAGAATTGATGTTTCGGCATGGACAGCCGCTGATGATACAAGAAAATCACAAGCCTTGATCACAGCGACAGGAATGTTGGATTTATTAAGTTGGTCCGGTGGAGCTGTAAGTGAATCACAACCCTTGGCATTTCCAAGAGATTCTTTTTATTTTGATCCAAGGATTGGCGTGAGTGTATCCAGTTCAATCACTACGCCAACCAGAATCATCAATGCCACTTTCGAGTTGGCTTATCATTTGATAAACAATGAAGGCTTGTTGGATAATACTGGTTTGATAAAGGACTTGAATGTGGGTGGTATAACACTATCCACAATCCGTCCTGCTTCCAAAATGCCACTTATGGTTAAACGTTTAATAAGACCTTTATTGCAACAATCAAATGCCATGAATTCTTGGTGGAGAGCTAACTAATGAGTTACTCACAGCTGATAGACAGGAATTTGACAAAAGCTTTTAAACTTTTGGGTGATATTAGTTCATTGGCCACTTTCATAAAGAAACCGGATACGACATTCAATTTCAGCACAAGATCTGTAAAGAGTTCAACGACTGAAACACTTGAAATACCTGTTGTGGTTATGGGAGTGAAGAAAACATCAAAAGACAGAAATGTAAAAGGTTTGCAAATAATATTTAAAACTTCAGCACTTGGTGATTCAGAGTTATACGATACCGTCATAGTTGACGGTATCAATTATAAACTTGGAAATTATTTGAGTAATGATGGTTATTTAAGTTCTGTTGAAATTTTCAAGGAGAATTAATATGGGTAAATACACAGAATTAGAAACAGATGTATATTCTATATTTTCGACTGCGGCATGGAAAGCTGAAAAAATCTCAACATATCCAAATAACTTTATTGTAACTAAAAATGTTTCAAATTTTATAAGAGTAAATATAATACCAAGTGGAAAAGGAGTTAATGTTTCTTCAGTTTCTGGAATACTAATAATAGATATATTTACAATCGCAGGAGAAGGGACTAAAACAATTTCTCTTATAGCGGACAAGCTTGATCAGTATTTAAAGGCAAAAACAATAGTAACAAGCGGTCACAATGCCACACAATTTCTTGGAAGTGCCCTTTCTTTTGTGGGATCCGATTCTGCAGATCCTTCTTTATTTAGATCAACATATACAATACCTTTTAATTTTTACGGAGTTTTATAAACATGTCACATATTTCAACCCTTGGCGCAGGTGTATTCTCGGATCTTTCAATGACCTTGAATGGTACAGGCGCTACACTGGCTGCGGTAACAATTCCTGCATCAGTTACACAAACAACTTTACAAGCAATGTTTTCGACGGCTGAAGTTGCAGCCACTGCTCAAACAGGTGCTGCAGCAACTGCATTTACACGTATTCAAAATGTTAGAGAATTCCCTTCAATTGGTATTCCGGCTAATATTGTTAACGTTGCAACTTATGGTTCTAAGAACTCAAGACAAGTTAACGGACAACCTGATGCACCAACTATTGAAATTACTGTAAACTATATACCTGCTGATTGGGCTCCTGGTGGTTATTTAGGTAATGCTTTAGCTGATGGTTTGTTAAAATGTTTCCGATTTACACTTTTAAATGGCGTTCCTTCAAACTATTTATCAATCGCGACTACCGGTATCGGTACTGGCCCTAGAGAAAATAGTCAATGGTTCTGGTATGGTAAATTGGAAGCATTATTGATTAATCCACAATTAACTGACGCAAATACTGCGACCTTAACTATATCAGTTCAATCTGATTTTTACGGTCCATACACTAACTAAGGAATACAGATGGCACATATATCTACTTTAGGCGCAGGTGTATTTTCTGATTTTTCGATTGCAAGACCTGCAACTGATTTTACAGCTACAACATTAGCAACCTTAACTACTCAAGCAAATTGGCAAGCTTTGTTCGGTGATACCATCAACATCCAAACAGATGTTACCGGTGTAAACACTTTTGTTCAGCTACCGGCAGTACGCGAATTTCCTTCAATGGGTATTCCGGCTAATATTGTTAACGTTGCTCAATACGGTTCCAGAAACTCTAAACAAGTCAATGGTCAACCTGATTCTCCAACTATTGAAATTACTGTAAACTATACTTCACAAGATTGGGATACAAGTAAAAGACTTGGAGAAATTTTAGGTAATGGTAAATCTTATGCTTTTAGATTTTCTTTGTTGAATCAACAACCGGTGAATTTTTCACAAGGCACTACAGCATTAAATACAACAGCAACCACAACCAGTACAGCCGCCACTTTGTCAGCTGCAAATGCTTCGATTGAACCTGGCCAGGCTGTAGCACTAACTCTTACTCCATTCACTAAACTTGGACGTGTATTTTCAATATCTACTACAGCTTTAGTATTGGATACTGCAGTAAGTATCCCATTAAATGCTAGCTTGACATTCACCGGAATTGGTGAAGTACCGAATAGTCAATGGTTCTTCTATGGAAAAGTGGAAGCATTATTGATTAATCCACAATTAACTGACGCAAATACTGCGACCTTAACTGTATCAGTTCAATCTGATTTTTACGGTCCATATACTTCAGTTTAATTTCAAATTGATGAGGTGGTTTAAAGACCACCTTGTTAAATATCAGGAACGATATGACAGAAGAATCGGAAAAACCATTCAGTACAGGATATGTACTAAAAACTACGGCTAAACATATGCGTAAAAGCAT